TGCCTGATATTGATTGTGACATGTTGCAAGCTTTCATCAACGTTTCATATTCTGGGTAACCTGCAGAGGAACTGTTTCTAGTTTCAACTATTGCTTCTATTTCTGCCCAACGTTCAGCAATTACTGAAGACAATGAATCCAAAGTAGAACGTTTGTAGTCACGGTCAACTATATTTTTTCCGAGCTTGAACGTAACGTCTTGAATTGTTATGCAATCGCCTGCAGATGCAGCGTTGCTTGTGCCCTGCGTAGTTTCTGATTTCACTGCTAAGGCTTTCTTTCTTGATAATTTCAATGCCATTTTGTGTCTCCTATTTTACTGTCCTGTCAAACGAAAGTTCTTTTCATCGGCGAACTTTGCTACCGTTAGTATTCTATGATTATATCAAAAGCGAATGTTACTGGGATAATTTGAAATATGTTTCCCTTTACTAAATTTGTTGGTGTATCTACACCTACGAATCTTACGTATTGAATATCTGAATAATCAGACCACGCTGATTGCTGTAACATATTCTTTATTATTATTTCAATATCACTGATAGATTCGTTGTAAGATGTTACAGTATCTCCAGCAGATATTTCATAACATAAATCAATTTCAGCTTGGTAAGATGCAACCAATCTACGGTTTACTGAATCGTCAACTTGATTAACCGTTCTTAACTTTATAAAATAACTACCGTTGAATATACTGCCTGCTAAATTATCAGCAACTATCAAGTGTTCAGCATACTTCAATTCTACGTTGAGGTCATTTGCGCTCGTTTCTTCCAACACTGTTTTGATTGCTGATACTATGTTATCCCAACTTGAACTCATTTTGTCATTCCTTACGAACGAACAAACGGATAGAAACCCGTTTTAATTACACTATTTATTATTTTGCCAACTGAACTTGCTGTTATAATTCTTTGATACAAACTTTCTGGAACGTTGTAATAAGTATAAGCAGAACCATCATCGAGTTTTATTCTCAACGATTTAGTTGGTTCATTGTATTGAACAGAACTAACCCAACTTGAATCTACAGGCACTACTTCAGCTATTGCAATTTCTTGCTCAGCTTGCGCCAACTTATTTGTCTTTACATCACCGCTCTGACCGAGTAATATTTTTAATAAATTACTTATAGCCATTTTTATCTCACAAGAGTAATATCTAACGTAGATATTTTTGAATCGTTAGATGGGTCTTGATTGTCGTCTGCGTCGTATATCACTTTCAGTGAATTCAAAGAATCTGAATAATCTTGCTCAGCAAATTTTCTACGAATATCCCATATATCTTCTGGTTCTTTCATAAAGTCACGATAAATAAAAATGAACGCTGCGTTTGTCAACGCTCTGTCGTATATTGTTTCGTACATTTCAACTGTTGCATTTAATGCTGTTCCAGTAACTGTTGCGCGATAATATTTGTATAGTTCAGTTATTTCTACGTTCTCATTTCCATTACCATTTACTGTCAGTGTAGTAACGTCTTTGATTGTAGTCTTATCGTGTGAACCCTGCAATAAAAACACGTTATCTGTTGCAGCTGAATTTTCTGACTTTACATATAGTCTCTTATAGTCAGACGATATCTCAAACCATTCTGTAGTTAAACTACTTGACACTGCAATGCTGCTTGTCAATACGTATGGCAGCATAATCTTTCGTGTGTCTATACCTCTAGACAATAAATCTTGCTCAAATTTTGTAAATCCCAAATCTATTTGCATTGAGAAATCAGATGTATTTTTCCAAAGATTACTATCAATATTTGGATAGTATTTTTTAAGGTACGACGTTTGTAAAAAATTTTTAAGCATCTACGAATCCTTTTATATCTTTATCGTTTGTGCAATATCTACGTCCAACACTTTTTGAAAGTAAGCTTGTAATTCTTTTGTAACTTCCCCTTTCAAGTCCTGCACCATTTTTGTTTGTTCAAAAGTATTCACTGATACGTCTGTTGGAAATAACGCGACTTGGTTAACTCGTTTGAATGGAGAATCTTTGTTGTTACCTTCAATTATACTTGAATATTTTGCACTTGGAACTTCAATAGTCAACGTGTTGTCAGTAGCTTTGAACTTAAATGCATTAGTTGCAGTTTTACCTGTAACCATCATTCTTTTATGATAACCTTTACCGTTTCTATTTTTAGTAGTTGGTGGAACGAAAGGTTGCCACTCTTTGCCCCCAATTTCAATGTTACGCTTTAGCCACGTGACGATAGTTTTTCCATAGCGACTAAATATCGTTTTGAAAGATAAATTACCATACGTTAATCCCATTGTGTTTCACCTCTAACTTCAGCTTCTCAAGTTTATTCAGCGATAGTTTTCTTTTGTGTCGTCTGATGTCGCTAGGTTTACGGAAACATTCTTTCTCTTTCAATTTTTCCATTAAGCCGCTTTTCTTTACTCTAGCTTTCAACTTTCTCAAAGCAGCATCAAGCGCCTCAACGCTATTATCTCTAACTTTTATTCCAATTGACAATTAGTCACCTTTGTGTTTTTTCTTTGATTTTAATTCTTCAATTTCTTTCTTATATATTTCGCACTGAGGACAAGGTTCATTGATAACTGCAAATTCAAACCTACCGATAGCTTTCAATTTGTCTAATTGGTTTTGATTAAAGTGGCCGAGGCTAATTCCTTTGTCAAACTTCACTCCAAAAATTGTTTGATCAAAGTTACTGTCTGTTAAATTTTTGATGCGCATACTTATTTGTTCCTTATTGTGTATATAAAACTTTGGTAGACGGTCACAATTAAGTAACCGTCTATCAAAAAGTTTATTGATTGATTAGCTTGTTACTCCATACAATCTCGATACGTTGAGCGAACTTGGAATAACGAATCCAAGTGCTGCACCAACTGTATAGTTGACTGACAGAGAATCTGTCTTGTCTATTGGGCCGGTTACGCCAATCATTTTTTCAGCGTTGCTCCACAATCTTGCACCGTCATCTTCATTCGTGTAGATGAAATAGTAACTTGCGCTACCACTATCTTCACTTCCGATGTGATCTGATGTTATAATTGGAATGCCGTCATAACTAAGAACTGACGAACCGTAGTTTGGAAGCTGCAACATTTCTGCATTTGTTCCATCGGTACGGAGAGCAGCTTTGAAATAACGAATGCCAGCGCCGTTAGTGACGCAAAGATTTGGTCGTGATGGTTTAACAGCTTGGATAGCTTGGTCAAACGCTGTGAAGTTAAACGAACCAGAACCAACTGACGATACGCAGATGTCCTGAGTTGAACTTCCAGAAACTGTTACTTTCAAGCCATTGAAATATGTGTTGCCAGTAATAGAACCGTTTATGATTTCTTTACCGATAGAGCGAGCAACTTTCTTTGACTTGATTGTAATTTCTGTAGCAACTGCATTTGGCGTTGCTAAGTTCTTGTTCAAGTTGAACGAATCTGCGAAGAACGTTAGATTCTGAGTTGTGTTTGAGTATGACGCACTGTTAGCAGTGACGCTACCGTCTGGAGCAATGATTGATGCTGAGTTTGCTGAACCACCCAAACTAGATTCTGCGTTATACGACTTCTGAATAGCTGGAGCGATGTTTTCAAACGCTAACAGACCAGTAAGTTGATCTGTGGTTACGATTGTTTCAGCAACACCTTGCTGTAATTCCGGCAAACTTAATTTTGCAATTTCTGTGTACATAGCCATAATAATGACTCCTATATTTTATTTTGTGATTATGAATCTATATAAGGAGTTTTTATTTACACGTTAACGTCCGGATGACGCTCACTTACTTGATTCTATTGTCTGTTTATTTTATTTTCTTTTTTCTAAACCGATAAGAATCTTTTCGCGCGATGACAATGAAGACATTTCTTTTTCTTTTGGTGCTACAAATTTCTTGTCATCTGTTTTCGGAACTTTCTTTTCCTCGGTTTTGAACAGCGTTGGATTATCTTTCTTGAATACTTCAAAAGCTTTCTTAACCTCATCAGCGTTCTTGATTTCCATATCCTCAGCTTTTACTTCTACTTTGAACAAGTCAATGTATTCTGATTTTATTAAACCGTGTTCTACTGCCAACGCATTCTTAAATGTATTTGCAATCATTCCATTTAACTTATTCTTTTCAGCAGCTCGTTCCTGCTCAACTTTTGTCATCAAAGCTTTATAGTCACCTTCCTCTCTGAGCTTTGCGTCTTCTGCAGCTTTCTTATCAGCTTCTTGCTTGTCCTTAATTGTTTTGAGTTCTTTTTCCAACTCAATTTTTGCTGCATTTACTTCTTTGAATCTTTCGTAGGGAACTGGTTTTAGTTCCTCTTGTTTCTTTTGTTCAGCTTGAGCTGCAGCATCTTTTTGTGCTTGCAATTCTTCTGCTGTTTGTTCTTGTTTTTGTTCTGACATTTAATATTACTCCTTACATTTTTACGTGTTCAGTCACGATAGTTTTACATATATAAATATCAACGAATTTAGTTTTTTAATGATTATTTGCGGAGGCGGAATACGTTCTCCATATTCCGCTAGCCAATACTGTCGTTTGAGGCAGATGGTAAATTATCCGCAATGTTGTACTGTTCATTTATTTGCTTATTCTTTTCTAGTTTGTCTTTTGCTGTTTGTTCGTCGAGGTTGTCAGTATCTTCAATCATAAAATCAATAAGCGTTGCCATATTGTTTTTCAGTTTCCATTCACGAGTTTTGATTGTATCGTCTACGCTCAAACCACTAACAGACGATTGAAGTATTTCTAACTGGATTCCATCGTCAGATAGTTTTTCTTGCTCGTTGTGAGTGTTCCAAACGATCTTTATAACTTCAATCAACTTTTCAATTTGTGGCGCAAAGACAAGTCTTACCGCTTCGCGGTATTCGTTTATCTTCGCGCTTGATTCTTTGATACCTTCACCAGACATCCTTTCAGCGCTCGCGACGAATGATGCTGCGTTCAAACCGAAGAACGAGAATATACGGATGTAAGTAGCATCGATGACTTCTTGTAGTTCTGCAATCTTTGCGTCTGGAGAAACAAATTCAAAGCTGCCAGGTGTGTCTTTATCTCCACCTTCAAAAACAATTGGTTTAGATGGATCAATAACTATGTCAACTACTCCAGTATACTTATTTGTAGGCGGATTCTTGATAACAGGTTGTGCAAAACTTTGCATCTTGATAAGCTGGTTTAACGACGTCAGCAAAATGTTAAGAGTATTTTGCGAGTTGACTAGTTCTTCACCGCCCCAGAGAATATAACTACCATCAAGTGATTGACGTTCTCTGAATGTTACAATTGGTATGATGCCGTATGGATTTGTGTTATCTGGATTTTCTGGAACTAGAATCGTAGTTCCGTTTTGGTCTATTCGTTTGTACGTTGTTGGCGTCCAATAGTTGAACGTGCCGATTGGTTCTGTGACGCTGAAGTTCATTAGCTTATACGGATATACTATTTCTGATAGTTCCAGCAAGTCAGTTGTGTTTACGTTTACGTACTGAGGTGTGATTATGTCCAACGTTATTTGATTGGTGTCTTTCCAGCCGACTTTAACGAACGCTGTCTTGCAGAGGAACGTTGTTTGTTCCAAAAGTCGTAAGAACGAATCAAACGAAACGTCTTTCAGAATCTTGTCGAGAATTGGCTGGTCGTTTTTGTTGTTGGCAGTGACGCGAACGCCGTTCTTGAAACTATTGCAAACAGTATCAGTAATGAATCTGACAATGTTTGACACTGATAGCTGCATTTTGAGAGCAGACGGATTTCTGAATTGCTTACTAATTTCAACGTCAAGATAGTCTAATTGATTGCCTTGATAGTAATCTAAAAGTGTTTGAACACGCTGGCGATTCTTTATTTCTGCGCTTGGATACGTTATTTTTTTGATGCCGTATAAGCTTCTGATATATGTGATTAACTTCTCAACTAATTCTTTAATCATTCACTGTTTCCTCAGTCTTAATAAAAGCGTGGCAGGAACAATCAGTGCTGTGGTTTGTCAACCATCTCTTAGTTTGGGCGTGAGATCTTGGAAACACATTTCCACAATCACTGCAGTACAGCTTGTAACAGTAACCCAAGTTTCTGTCTATGTCGTATCGCACTATAGTAACTGTACCCTTAGATTTTCCGGTCAAGTCTTCTCTGCCATTTCTCAACAGACGCTGAAATTTTGGATCGTTGTGTACTTCTTCAAACGTTCTGAAGTATCCGCTGTTGTAATAAAAATCTTTGTCTGGTCTGTTGTGCAATGGCTTACCTATCTTGTTGCGATGACTGTTGCACCTACGATATGGTTTGCAGCGCTTACATTTTGCCATCGTAGTATCCTGTTTAGAATAAATATCACCGAGTAGAGGTAAACTGATGATTTAAAGGTGAGATAATAAAAAATACTGATGTATATATTTATATATGAGTCCGTTAAGGACAATAGATATTTTTATATTTACAACTGAATTCTTTTGGGATGTGTTTAGATTTTATAGAAGAATAAACACATGAATAATTCTGACTGTTGTTTAGTCAGACCGAAGGTCAAATATTTGACTCCGTACAGATGCTGAGAAGCGCATCTGTATTTATTCAAATGTTTTATTTATTAGAACAATTAAAAACAATCTATCAGACATAGTACGGTCTGGTAGGTATTATGTTTTTTAGTTCACAACACCTTGAGCAGATGCCAGCTAAACCGTTTCCCTTACATCTGTCTTGAATGTTGTGATGGAACGTAGTTCCTTTCGTACTTTCAGAGCACCTCAAATCCAATAGCGCTTGAACTTAACAAGACGCCTAGATTATATACAAACTCCGAGTGCAGACTACCGGCTTGAGTTCGTTAATCTCAATACCATAGTCAGTATGCGCACTTATGAATCAGTACTTGCAGATTTTTCTTACTGCTATTACTTGTTTACTCGTTACAAATTTATGTTTAGAATAAAACAATAGTATACTGTTTAGAAAATTGTGATATTTTGCGTAACGTTCATTTTTCAATATGTAATTTATTCTATTCAGTTCGTCAATTCTCAATTCGGTTTTATTATTGTGAAAATAAGTCCCAGGCGCTGTAGCGTATCCAGTTATGTTCCTATTTGTTCTTCTATTGTAGTTCACAATTAGTTCGTCCTTTATTATATAAATATATCAGACTTCCTGAAAACCACATTTTTCAGATTAAAAAAATATTTTAATAAAAATGCTAAAAACTATAGTTTTTCTGGAAGTGCTTTATATTTATATAAAACATTAAAGGAACAACATATGAAACCAATCAAAAATACTCACACAACTGTTGTGGTACCTTTCTCAGTACCAGTTAAATTATTCAACGATTTCACTAAGTACTGCAAAAAATGTGGTATCAATAAAAGCAAAATCGTAACAGACGCCATCATCAATTTTATGAATAAGACGAAGTAAGTAGGAGAACTAACGTGAACGAACAATCTGAACAGAACATAATTTATCAAGAAACGAAAGAATATGCTGGCACACTTAGAGGTAAACTATTGGAAGTATTAGAAACTGGAAATTGGTATACAATAACCGAACTGACAGAATTAGTTACCAATAGTATCATATCTCAAAATAGTGTTAGTGCGGCTTTGAGATCACTAAGAAAACCGCAACACGGCGGTCACAACATTATTAAGCGAAAAACTGATGATGCATCGCTTGGAATGTATGAATACCATTTGGTACAGCCTAACGACAAAAGTATAAAATTTTTCAAAAACTAATATAGGAGAAACAAAATGAAATCAGAAATAGTTGTAATATTACCTTTTAAGAAAGACTCAGAATCTTTATCAAGAGGTACAGAAGATATTAATGATAACTCAGTACTTAATTTATGTGATTTATTGTATAAAGGTTTTCGTATAAAATTTCCACCAACAATATTTGGAAGTGGATTATTTGTTGTTCTTGAAGTTCCGAACAGAGAACAAGGAGTAGCTATCAACGTAAGATTATAAATAAAGTAGAATAATCAGTATTTCCGATTTAATACTGTCTACGGAAAACCGCACTCGTAAGAACAACACATAAAGTTCAACAGTGCGGTTTTCTTCTTTATTAACACAACAAATAAATCTAAAATGGATAAACAATTTTATACATACGTATTAATAAATTCATTAGATATGATGCCCATTTATATAGGGAAAGGTTGTAATAATAAAAAAGGCTTTGATAGAATTTACAAACATTTTTGGTGCATTAAGAACAGAAAGCATTACAATAAATATTTAGAAAATAAAATATTGAAAATAGGAATGCAGAATATAATTGTTAAGAAACTATATGCTGAATCAGAACAAGAAGCATTTGATACTGAAGCTACGTGGATTAAATATGTGAAACAATTGGGTTGCTCATTGTGTAATTTAACTGAAGGTGGAAATGGTGGTTGGCATCACACAGAAATAGCAAAAAGAAAAATATCTGATTCGGCAAAACATAGAATATTTACTAAAGAAACTATAAATAAAATGAGAAAGTGGATAAGGACTGAAGAATACAAAAGAAAACTAAGTACGGCAGCTAAACATAGACATAAAATGACTGACGAAACAAAAAATAAAATAAGAATGATTATGTTGGGTAAAAAGCGTGGTAAATATAAAAAGAAAATAACTACAAAGTCGTAACTGATTGTTATTTGAAACACATTTTTAGATTAGTTAAGAAACACATCAAATCTGTCTACCAATATTTTGTTTGAATTCGTATTTCCATTGACGGGGAACTCCAAAATAGTCAAATTATATTGTAGTCAATAACTAACAATATATTAACTATTACATAGGAGATATTAAAATGGAGCACCAAACAACAAAGCAGGACTTGGTAGCAATCATTGAAGCTTTGCTGAAAATACACTCAGACAACGTTGCAGTAACTGCTGAGCGTATTGATATAGTTCATCTGATGGACGTTTGCAAAAGTATTGATGATGCAAAAAGTAGAAACATCAAAGATACTTGCGTTGTAGTCAGAATGAAAGATGGTACAGTATTCAACATAACAGTATCGTCGTTACAGGTGTAAATATTTTACTAATTAACTTTACTATAGTAAATTATAACAGAAAGGTTACTTCGATGAAACAGCAACAAACAAACTGGACAGTATCAGCGGAAACAGTTCGCGCATTTTTTCAAAAAAACAAGCTGAACCGCAAGACGTACAAACTGCTCGCGAAAAAGAACAAGTTGCCGAAGGGTTTTGGAAAGATACCAACTCGACATTTTGACAAGCCGTGGAGTTGGTTCAGTGGAAATAAAGCTACAACAAAAACTAACTTAAAGAAAGGACAAACAAAATGAAAAAGATTCTCGTCATATTAACACTTGCAGTTTTGTTTCTGGTTGGCTGCGATAGTCCGACGTATCCGGAAAAAGAAAAACCAGTTGAAATTTTAGAACTTTTAGATTCGTCTTATAGAATATCAGCTGACACAAGTGACACTGCGTACGGTCAGATTGGCGTGTACGTTATATTTGACAGTTCTCCAGTATCTCAGCGGTTCTATAATAAAGTGAAAGTTGTCATCGAGTTCAGTTACAAAGAAAGCATCTCCGTATACTTTCCAAACAACAACGATGGCTACTCAACTTATCAAGTACTGTTCTTCGCAGACAAAGGAGTCACAGCATCCGTAACTGCTGCTTTGATTAAGAGCGTCAAAGTTTACGGAGTCAGATACGAATAACTAACTGATTCATAAGCCGTATATTTTTATACGGCTTTTTTATGCCATTCTGCTTCGCTAAATCTGAATACCATACTGAATTTCCATTGCTAACATAGGATTGATTTGTCAATATATAATTGTGGTTGAATCAGCAGCCACTTTACTTAACTAAAATATCAACAATATTCAAAAGGAGATTCAAATGAAACGGTTAACATTAACCATCGTAGCTATTGCAATCGCAATCGGCTTTCAATTTGCAACAGCACAAACTGCGAATCAGACTCTCAATCTGAACGTTGCTTCAAGTGCAGTAATTGAAGTTCAAGGCAATAGCGTTGATTTAAGTATCAATGGTTTCACAGTCGGTCAGCCGTCAGCTAGCGTGGCTGATAACACAACTTCTTTATCGTACATTCACAATTATACTGGTGCTGGAGCAAAAATATCTGCTTCACTATCGTCTGCATTACAGTCAGGATTGTTGCTGACAACTTCAATCAATGGTGGTTTACCAGTCAATATTGAAAGCGGTGCAACTATGGACGTCGAGTTAAATATCAGTGCTGGTTCATACACAAACAGAACAATCGGTTACGTGTTCACAGCTACACCAGAAGTTGGACAAGTAAACGAAATACAGACAGTAACTTATACTATCAGCGCGCAATAAATAAGTTATTGTTATTCAGACGCCGATGGCTGATTACATCGGCGTTTTTTATGCTTGTTATTCTTCGAGTAGTTTCAACTGATTCACTGAGTTCTGCAACTGCGACTTCTGTAAGTGAGCGTATATTTGAGTTGTCGTAACGTTTGAGTGTCCAAGCAACTCCATCACAGTGTATATGTTAACGTTTTGAGCGACTAACCAACTTGCAAATGTATGGCGCAACGTGTGGAAGTGATACTTTTTTGGATAACCCATCACTTCGCAGTAGTGACGAAACTTATGCGATATGTAACTACCACTGTACTTGTATAATGTTGACTTGCAGAATACCCACTTACTATTTCCAAACCGTTTGTATCTACGCTGCAGCATTTCAACAACCACTTGATGCATCGGCACTGTACGTTCTTTACTGTTCTTCGTGACGAATTCTTCTGTATTCAAAATATGTATTATGTTTGACTTCCATTCAATTGATTCCCACCTGAGATTAGATATTTCGTTCAACCGCATTCCAGTCAATACAGCAAATGTAAATATGTCACGTAAATTGTCTTCCACAACTATGTTCAGTAATTTGTTAAATTGCTCAATAGTTAGAAATTGTGGAGATTGTTTTGGTATCTTAAACTGTCTTGTCGCTCTAAACGGTGTGTTCTCGATTATGTTATGCTTGATTGCAAAATTAAATAAAGTGTTGACTGAACGATACCGTATATTGACAGTTACTTTGCTAACACCCGTATCTAACAATTTGAACTTATATTTCTCAATGTCTATTGAAGTATACTCAGTCAGAGGCAAAATCCACGAACTGTGCGCTTACTCAATAGACGAGATGCAGGCTGACAACGAGAAATACTCAACTTTCTGGAGTCGTCTTAGTTGGAAAATACGTAGCAAGATTCATTTAATTTGCTTTAAAGTAGCACTTATGAAATATCCAATAAAAAATTTCTTCAAAACGAAGAAGCAAAAAGCAGCAGAAATAAAAAGAATAGAGAAACGCTATCCAAAACTTAGAACGCGAAATAACAACAAAAAAGAATTACTAACTGAAGAATTTAAAAATATGTTTACATAAAATAAGGAGAGCTAACTATGAGCAATTCTGTATTTATAAGCGCTGATATCAGCGGAAGTAGTAGAGATATAGTAAAATCAATGAAATTCATTGAGAAATATTGCGTTGGGTATCAAATGAAAGCAAAAGATTATCCAAAATTAGATGGCACAGACTCAAACGGCAAACAAGCTATCAATGAACCACAACCTATGTTTGAGATAGTATCAAACAACAGAATTACGACAACGTTAAATTTTGTAACAGAACATAGCATTAGAGGTATTGTTGATATGTTCATAGAATATAGCATCACCCGTGATTTATCTATTAGCTTAGATGTCTATATTCCAGAATCATGTTGGCAAGAAATTATAGTAATATCTGGTGGAACTTATGAAGTAAAATCACAAGGTCATATAGCACACGATTGAATTGCAGCTACCTCCGATATTTATATATACACTTATCGGAGGTACTTTTTATGTCAAAGTTTACATACGTTCTAATCGGTATTCTTATTGTAGTTGCTGCACTGTTCTTTTACTTGCGTTCAAACGATTCAGCAAAATATGATTCATTATATAATCAATATAATCATTACCGTGATTCAGCGTTGACTGTTCAAAACAATCTGCAGCGCAAAGCTGATTCTCTGGCTGCTGTCAAACAGCAGATAGTCACTAAAATAAAATATGTTGATGTTTACAAAGAACAGATAACAAATTTACCTGATTCAACTATAGCTCAGAAAGTTGATAGCAATTATATTGCACATACGTCTGATTCAACCATATTGAAGACATTACCAATCAAAACAGACATCACTAATGCCTTTATAGTTGATAAAAAGATTGCGGTTGATTATTTAACAAGTGGTTATTTACTGAACTCGTATATGCAATTAGATACGCTGAACAGAAGTTTGATACAAACAAAAGACATTCAGATAAGCACTCTGATTGAATTAGAACGTAAAAGCAATCAGACAGTAATTGATTTTAGATTGTATAGCAAAGAATTGGAAACGAAGGTTTCTATCTATAAGTACGGACTATATGGAACAGCTGCTATTATTGTAGGTATATTGTTATTACATAAATAGATTGAATATTTATATTAAAAGAGATAATATGGACAAACGATTTTATACATATGTTTTGATAAATTCATTAGACGGTATACCTATCTATGTTGGAAAAGGTAGATGTAAAAGAATAATAGGTCAATTTTCATGTTTAAGAAATCATAAACATTATAATACATACTTACAACGTAAAGCAAATAAAATTGGAATAGATAATATAATCGCAAAGAAACTTTACGCTGAATCAGAACAAGATGCATTTGATACAGAGATAGCTTGGATAAAATTTGCAAAAGAATCATTAAAATGTAAGCTTTGTAATATTACAGAAGGTGGAGAAGGTGTGTCGTGTACAAAAACAGAAGAATGGAAAAGAAATATAGGAATATCTAATAAAGGTAGAATATCTCCTATGAAAGGCAAACATATTTCGGAAGAACATAGACTCAAAATGATAGGTAATGTTTTTGGTAAAGTTAATAAAGGCCACAATGTTTCAGAAGAAACTAAAAAGAAAATAAGTGAAACAAAGAAAGGTATAAAACGTCCACCATTTACAGAAGAATGGAAACATAAAATGAGTTTAGCTGCTATAAATCGTTATCACAAATAAGAAAGGTTACCGAAAATGTCGCGCTACTACTACAACGCAGACTTCACGTCAAAAGAAATAACGAAAGCTCAGTTCAACACTTATAAGCAAAAGCTGGACAAGATAACAGATGGCGAGGGTGACGCTATCGTTCTCGAAGACGGAACTCCACTGAGAAAAGTGCTGCATCTTCGCTACGAAGACTCCAGACTGCAGATGGTCATAAACGAGAAAGACGACGTCTACTACACTGGTTCGCGCGACGACGCAACTAAATTTAACGCGTACGTAGAACAAGCAGTTGACGTCGTCAGAGACTTAGTCGGCTCGATGATGTGCACTGACAGCACGTCTGGCTTTGTTGAGTACTACTGGTTGGACAGGGGCTACGAAGAACTTCAGATGAAAGAATTCGAGAACCAAGACGCGTTCGCTGAGTGGCAGATGGAGCAACCACCTATCTAAAGATTGTACGTTGCTCCCATTCTGATTGGAAACTCGTAGTGTGTGTAGTAGCCAAGCGCGTCCGACGCGTGAGAGCGTTCTTTCAGTATGTGCTTGTTGTTTATCAAGTTGTCTAGAGACAGCGTGTTGAAGTCTTTCACGAGTTCTGAATTCTCAAAAGAGGGATTGAAGAACATATGAACTTTATCATCTGCTGACTGCAATCTTGCATTCACTGAAGACACTCGTTTTTCAACGTGTGGTGATTCTTTATATCGCAAATCAATATTCCAACCAACAAACAGCGCTTTCAACTCATCCCAGCAGCTACCACGAGAATTAGCTGACTTCTGGAATCCAGCCTTGTCACCATATAAGAATGTCTTTCTTTGTTTTGCTCTTGCCTCATTTCCGTGATTTAGTCCAATCAATTTCTTCTGAACTAAAGGTGCAATTTTGTAAACATTTGTATTTCTGTCTACAATTTCCGACTCAAAATATGATACATTCATATCCAATGTTTGACCTACTAACGGCGCCATTATAGAACTATTGAAGTCAAAAGAAACACACAATGGTAAATCATCATTCAACTGTAGCTGCTTCAAATGTAATTTTTTATTGAACCTGTAATATGCTAAACCACCTGCAACATCTGCAAATTGTCCTAAGAAATTGATAGCAAAATAGACTGGATCGTAGTTTGCTTTCGCCATCGCTATATCTTTCTTATCCCATACATCAGCTGCTGGCCAAGTATATGTTTTCCAATTTCTATCGTGACCATCTTTATATGTATCAAACAACTCCTTATAGTACAAACCTCTAGTTTGGCGTGGAACACCCAAGAACAATCCAAATCCGTTTCCTCGTAATAAGCCCGGCATCAAATTATCCCACATAATTTGTTTTAGATTGCTTATATCACCACATTCATCAAGAATCAAACCATTGATAATAGAACCATCAGAACGTTCTGCTGAATCAGCTGCAATTAGTTGTATAACAGAACCATTTATGAGTTTGATTCTTTTCTTGTCTGTTGAAAGTTTTTCAATGAGTGCAGGATGAAACATTTTTGGAAAACCATTATCCCAATATTGTTCCCACGTCTGAGTGTGAGTTGCTGTTCCAATTACATATCTATGGTTAGGATTTTGAATTGCATATTGCCAAACTAATCTCTTAGCGATTTCTGATTTGTATGATTGACGCGCGGCGGTAATGATTTTGAACTGCACATTGTCGGTCATGTATTGAGATATGATTGGATGGTAGTAAACATTTTCTGGCAATAAAAACATTCTATCTGTAATTATACCAGCGTCTCGGTCGGCGCTCCATTCTTGTTTGTAAATTTCATAATCGGTCATTCTAAATTTTATCCATCTTGAAAATTGTAGAGCAATAAAAATACAGTGACACTAAATTGAATAGAATAATCTAAAAAATACCTAGTCAGAATTTAACTGCCAGAATAATCTAAAAATATGACTATGCAAACTAGGCCATGTACCTAACTGCCACTGCAGGTCTATTTTCAACTTTTTTTGGGTACTACGACCATCACGGCAGCCGTGACACCTGATTATCTGTAATCTGCAGTTTAATTGTTTCAATCAATTATAAGTACTATCGGTAAGTTTGTAGCAGTACTGTATCAATTTATAAATAGTCCATGGCTGTAAAGTAGCTGCATAATCCATATAATTGGCTGCTATTTATTTAGCAGCCTAGCATTAAAGCTCAATAAAGTACTGTTAGTTTACTGATATCTTACCATCAGTACTGACAGTTGTATTACTAACATCATTTTTATTTTTCTGTTTAAGTACTGAATGTGTACGTTTTGCAAACATCTTGATAATATCGTTCTTATCTTTCTCAGCAATCTCTCTGGCTGCAGCTTTACCAAACGTTTGTTCTACCAACCACTTAGCAGCATCAATGTTTGGCATCAATGGAATCTGAGTACCATTGCCATTAGTATACGTAACACC